TTAGCATCGTAGCCATAGGTTACTACAGCCCGGTAAGGCTTTCGTAGTGCTTTGTGTTTCATCTTATATACGGTTCCTGAGCCGTTGGCTCGTTTCATGGCCATAATATAATCTCCTTAAATTTTTGTAATATACTGCCTTTTTAGATATGTATTGCGACTAGGTATGAAAGGGATTATAATATACTAAAGACATTATTAAGATATAAATCAATATAAGTAGATATCTGAGAATAGGAGGTGGAATACATGAAGTTCAGTAGTACGTATTTAGATTGGTTGAAATCTGAAATTACAGAAGAAGACTTGGGAAACGGCTATACTGAAATTACGGCTCCTTTTCTTGATAGGCATAACGATTATATTCAAATTTATATACAAGCCCTTAAAGACGGTATGTACAGAATATCTGACGATATGTATACAATTACCGACTTGAAAATGTCAGGGCTCGATTTTAAGACGCCTAAAAGAAAGCAGATCTTACAAGATATTGTACGTAAGCGAGGAATTGAGCTCGATTCTAAAAAAGATGAATTGTTTTTAACAGTGCCAAAAAGTAATTTGGGTGAAGCGCAGCATCAATTGTTCCAAGCTATGCTTGATATTAATGATTTGTTTTATCTAAATCAATCGTCAATTAAATCTTTCTTCTTTGAAGATGTTACTAAATATTTTGATAGTCATGAAATATATTATTCAAAAGATATTTCTCTAAGAGGGCGCTCTGGGTATACTCAAAATTTTGATTTCTTGCTACAGCGTAATAAATTACATCCAGAACGATTTATTAAGCTATTGAACGATCCCCGCCGATCTCATTTGGAAAGATTTATCTTTTCGTGGACTGATATCAAAGAGCAACGCGGAGAAGAAGGAAAATTTATTGTCTTAATTAATGATCAAGATAAATCTATTGATACTCATATTGCTCACTTAAAAGAATATGATATACAAGGTATTCCCTGGTCTAAAAAGAATGAATATCAAGAAGCCTTTGCTTAGAAATCCAACGTATCATTTACTGGTTGTTCATTGATTGAAGGAAGATTGGTCGCATTACATAATGTACAAAACAAGCGGAACTGCTCTATTGGGGTAGTTCCGTTTTTAGTAATTTCTGAAAAATCAAATCCTGGAAATACTTCATTTAATTGTGGATCATCTAATTCGAAAGCCCAGCTTCCTGTCATATCATCTCTATCAAATATATGCAAATGATTGCCACCTATTTTTTGCCCGTCAGGGTTGCGGTGGGTTTTATTATCTAAATCTAATCGTAATAAAATATAGCTTTCACGGTGTTTAGTCTGGAGCGTATATCGAGTTTTAATTTTGCTTTTTCTATTTATGTATAGAATATATCTGTTCCTATTACTCCAGGACACCAACTCTAATTGGAGCTCCTTTTCTTGATTTGGGAAAGTAAATGATGTATCTATAAAGTTTTTATCTTCTCGTAGCATTTCTAAAAGTAATGCGTTTTCTTCATTTAATACACTTTCAATTGACATAAGATCTCCTATATAAACGTTATCCAGTTTAATTCAAGTCCTCCTATCCCTATATCAGGGTAGGAGGCCTTTTTTATATCCCAAAAATCCCTGTGTTAAATAATATGATGATAAAAGTCGATTCCGTTAAGGTCTCCATCTTCAACTTGAGACATTCTAACCATACGTTCGACTAAATTAACATGATGATCTACATAAAAGTCATCACGAATAATATGACTTAACTCATGCTTTATTTCCTCCCTCATGCGTTCATGGGGGAGATTTTTATTAATGTAGATATTATGAGTGTCTACATCTTCTGATTCCTCAGAAACTGCTTTAGCATTTGGTAAGTCACAATAGATAAGGTTAATAACCAATACTACCACTCTCCCTTGTGTGTATTACTTGTGTTTAGATTTTAAGAACTCTATGTATTTGACTGCTTCTTCCATCTCCTCTTTAGTGATATCTTTAGCAGCAGAGAAGAGCATACGAGCCCCTGGACGTGTGCGTAGGTATTCCGCGAATTCGGCTGCTTCTGGGTCGGTGTAGTAGCCCTTCGTTTCACTTGGAATAGTTATTTCCTCACCAATTTCTGCGAGCATATCTGCACTTATCCCTAGACCAGCACATATTTTAATCACATTATTTATAGATGCGCCTCCTACATTTTTTAAAATAGATAATAGGGTAGTATAGGGCATATCAATTTTTTCGGCAAATTCCTTTACAGTTCCGAGCTCTAATATTTTTTCTCTTAGATAGCTTTCTCTTGTCATAATAAGGGTCTCCTTTTAAATATATTTTTATAATATCATTTACAACACGAAATATCAATATATAAACACGAAATATAATTTATAAATAATTTCAGCTCCTAAATATAAACAAATTTAAATTTGCAAAGCACGAAATATCGTGTTATTATCTAGTTGTAAAGGACACGAAATAACGTGTTGAAAGGAGGTGATGTTATGTACCCAAACTTAGAAGCAGAATTGGCAAGGAAGGGCTGGTCTAAAAAGAAACTATCTGAAATATTAGGAAAACGATATTACACCGTTATTGATAAACTTAATGGCAAATATCCTTTAACATTAATGGAAGCTAGAGCAATAAAAAATGCATTAAATGTTGATATGTCTTTAGATGTTCTTTTTTTTGAAAAGTAAACACGAAATATCATTCTATAAAACTGATATTCAAAAACCAAAAGGGAGGAACCATGAAAATAGTGAAACTCATTACAAAAGCAACGCACCAGAGCATAGTAGACGCAATGATTTCCATAGCAATAGCACATGGCTTAACGATTACTAATGTGGAAAACATTATGACTGATGTAATAGCGTATTTGAAAGATAACGCAACGGTAAAAAAGTAAAAGCCACCAACAAGCGTTAGTGGCAAAGAAAAGGTTATAATTCTAACTTATTTTTATAAATTGAAAAGGAAAGAGAATAAATCATGAATGTAAAAATAGAAGTTCCAATAACAGATATAAATGAGTTAAAGGAAGTCATGAAAGCAGTTAAAACTATAGAAAAAGAGTACAGCTGCAACTGCACTCTTTTAGTAAAGAAAAGCAAACTAATTAGTGACGATCTAAGTTAGTTAAAACATTAAATAGCGTTTCTGAAATTACTGATGTAAGAATATCTTTTAGATTTTCAGAAGCTTGGAAATCATCAGATTCTTTTATTGCAGTAATAAGTTCATTCACATCTATTAGAGATAAAGAATTTTCGACTGAGAGATTACAAATTTGGCGTAAAGCCATTTTATTTATAGCCATATAATCACCTCCTTTCTAAGGTGATTATACAGGTTAAACTTTAAAAATATGCAAAATATACATGAATAATTTATGAATACGCATGAACGAGTTAGGTATGACTAAGACGGCGCTGATTAAACAAGCTGAAATCTCGATGGATACATTAAACCGAGCTATCAAAGGACGGTCAGTGCAAATGTCGACAGTCGTTGGTATCTGTTATGCGTTGTGTGTCGATGATAACGAAATTCACGACTTTTGGGAAACTGATTACTACAACCCTAAATTAGATAGGAGGTAGCTATGAATAAAAAACAATTTTTAGAACTAGCTAGTTGTTGCTTATGGATTTTAGCACTCGGCTTGTCCGCAGGTATAAGTTTATTCGTGATGTTATCCCTGGTGCTTCTAGCATTCTAGGAGGTGCATATAAATAAGATGTGCATCATATCACTGGTAGGAAGGAGTTACTTATGATCACTAAAACTATTGCTGTGAGCCAAATGGCTACAGTTCTCGGGTGGACATTAACCGCAGTTCGTGAATGCATCGCCCGAGACAAGTTCAAGTTCGCTCAATGCTGGAAGACCGAAGGGAAAAAGGGCAGGACCTTTTCCATAGATAAGGACGGTTTTAGACACTACTTATCTAATACACTCGGATGGACCGATAGCAAAATCGATAAAGAGTTCAAGGAGGCACACATTATATGATGAAAGTTATTTATGCAGTGCGTATTATTGCAGCCCTATTGGTAGTTGGCGCTGTTGGCTCTATGGATATCGACCGTATCGATTTATGGACCGGAATGTGCCAGGGGCTACTGGGCATTACTCTTTGGCTACTAACCGGATATTGGGTTGAGGAGCTAAAAGAGTATGAAAGATAAGCGCTGCGCCGTTTGTAATAAAAGAATTAAAAGTCCTTACGCAAACTGGTCTTACTTAACTGGTAAGCCCCGTATTGTGTGTGACAACTGCAAAGAAATACATCCAACCGTAAACAGAGGAAACAGAAATGACAGAACAAGAAATTCTGTACAACGCCTACAACGATAGCGGAGTACAAACAAATGAAGAAGTAATGGCTTTACTAGGGTGGTCGAATGATAAGGTTCGTAACATCAAAGCAAAATTGAAGATACGAGGCTTCATTGATTACACCTTTGGTTCACCAGTTAAAATCCTTAAACCGTACAGGGAGGTAGTAGATACCCCTGAAACGTTTAAGGCCCAAATATATCGCGAAATGCTTGAGGTCTACATGGGGGATTTTCGAACACAAGACACGTTCAAGGATAGACTTCTAGTAGGTCAAGAAATTCGCATGATTCTTAAATGTGTATAAGGAGAATAGTATGCCAAACATTACAAAAGCAGCAGTTCGTGCCTTTATCCATAGTGAATATTCGAAAAGGTATGAGCCCTTGAAAAAAGCACGAGCAGAAGCTTTGAGAAGTGCGATAGAGGCAAATCCTCTATTTATAGATTTTAAAAATATAATGGCCTCTGCAGAATCGGTTGCAAGCGCGTTAGAAAAAGCTGGATACGGCTCAGAATTTAGGCGAAATCTTGTCTCTTGTGATGTGATGTTAATCCGTACGATAGGCAATTTGTGGACGGCGCGGATCGATAGCCCAAAAGACGAGATTAAAGTACTATATGCGGTTGCAAAACCGTATGATGAAAAACTTGAAAAGTTAGAGAACGCTTACCAATCTGCGCGTCGTGCTATCGATGCCGCCCCTGGAGGTAAAGCAGCTGCTGATCTTTTAAAATTGTCAGGAATTGACTTTTACGAGTGGCAAAACACCGACAAGGGAGCAGCGTTAGATTTAAGCGCACTGAAGGGCGGTGATTAAATTGCGAGATTGTACGACGTGCCCTGACAAAGATTACTGCATTCCTGATGAGTGCGAGCAATTAGGCACAAAAAAAATGCCCTCACGCACGGCAATGCGTAAAGGGCACATAGAAAAATATCCATTTAAAGTATATCACATCGTTAAACCGAAAGGAAACAAAACCATGATTGAGTTAAAAATCACAGTAGAAACCGCTAATGAATTAAATCAAGAAATCAAAGACCTGTACCAAGCTATCGTAGGATCTTCTATAGATAGAGCCGCTGCTATCGACCGTGCAAAGGAAGAAGTCAAGGCTAAAAAAGCTACTACTAAAGTAGAAACGCCAGTCAAAGAGGAACCGGTTAAAGAAGAAGCACCTGCTCCTAAGGAAGAAGAACCATCTCCAACTCCAACTCCAACTGTGGAACCTGAAAAAGAAGTACCAAGCCTTGAAGCAACTCGTGAGGCAGTAAAAGATGTAATGGCAAAAGCAGCTGATAAAACGAAAGTAAAAGGCGAATTTAAGGCCTTCTTAGATAGCATCGGCGCTGAAAAGGTAACATCTGCTACCGATGAACAACGTATTCAAATTATGGAATGGGTGAATAGCCGTGGCTAAGAAACACGCCTTACTAGGTGCTTCAAGTAGTGCCAGGTGGCTGGTATGCACACCCTCTGCAAGATTAGAAGCGATGTTCCCTGATGAACAATCTCCGTATGCTGCGGAAGGTACTGTAGCACATGACCTGGCAGAAGCAATCCTACGGCATAAGCTTGAAGACAAAAAAGCCCCTAAACTTGATGACTACTCTACTGAAATGATAGAGGCAGTTAATCGATATGTCGACATTTGCGAAGAAAAGGTAAACGAAGCCCGCGCTCGTTCCTCTGATGCGGAAGCCATGATTGAAGCGAGGCTCGACTTCTCTAGATGGGTGCCTGAAGGCTTTGGTACCGGCGATATGGTAATCGTAGCTGACGGCATCCTGGAAGTAATCGACCTGAAGTATGGTAAAGGCGTTCCTGTTAGCGCCGTTGAAAATACACAAATGAGGCTCTACGCATTAGGTGCTTACGATGTAAACGAGTTCCTATATGACATTAAAACAGTTCGTATGACGATCGTTCAACCAAGACTTGATAGTGTGTCCACCGATGAAATGTCACTTGAAGAACTTCTTGACTGGGGCGAAGATATCAAACCAATCGCACAACGTGCCTGGGACGGTATCGGCGAATGTACACCTTGCGATTACTGTAACTTCTGTAAAGCTCGGCACACCTGCCGGGCATTAGCAGATACTTGTCTTGCTACATTCTATAAGAATGGCGGTAAGCTTAATCAATTGCTAACTGACCGCGAAGTATCTGACATCCTAGCGATGAAAGATTTAATCACAAAGTGGATTAAAGGTGTTTACGACTTTGCCTACGAGAAAGCATTATCCGGTGAAAAGCAATGGCCGGGCTATAAATTAGTGGAAGGCACGTCAAGACGTACAATTACGGATCCGGACGCCGCTGCTAAAACATTACTCGACAATGGCTACAAGGAAGAGGACATATTTAAACCACGTGAACTTGAAGGTATCACAAACTTACAAAAGGTACTTGGTAAAAAGGGCGTTGCCGAATACTTAGAAGCATATATCGATAAACCGGAAGGCAAGCCTACACTTGTACCGGAAAGCGATAAACGCCCAGCAATTAATACAGTTGAAACAATGATGAATGAATTTGAAGATGAGGTATAAGAGATGAATAAAACTTTAACAACAGCACTAGCAATTTCCGCGCTAGCAGTAAACGTAGTTGGCGCAACTAGTAATAACACAGTAGGAGGTACTGACAATACTATCTCCGCAACGTCTACAAGCTCAGCAGTATGGGGCTTCCGAAACAACATCGACGCAAACAATGCGTTAGCGTTCGGTACTAACAATACCGTAACTGGTGAAAATGGTTTCGCAGGCGGCAATAATGCTACTGCAGCAGGTCGTAACTCCTTCGCTTTCGGTTCTCATGCCGAAAGCCTAGTGGAGTACACAGTAGCCATCGGTAATCAAGCTCGTGTGTCTAGCTACGACAGCGTAGCTATCGGTAATGGTGCGTTCGTATCAGGCGAAAGCTCCGTGGCCTTTGGCCGCTCCAACAACGTAACCGGAGAAAACTCCGTCGCAGTTGGTGCTAACAATGGCACAGTATCCGGCGGCCAGTCAGCCGTAGTAGGCTACAACAACAAAATTGGTTCCCAAAAGGAACAGTTGGTGTTTGGATCTAATTCTGAATCTAATGGTCAGGGTGCTCTTACATTTGGCACTCATGCCAAATCCTTAGCCACTGATGCCGTTGCATTTGGTAACAACACGATTGCTGACAAAGCGAATTCGGTGGCAATCGGTACTAACAGCGTTACAGATGATGCTGTAGCTACTAATAATATTGTGATTAATAATACTACTCATGTGTTTGCAGGTACAACGCCTAACGGTGTAGTAAGTTTTGGTTCTAAAGCCCGTGCTGGTGCTGGCGGAGTAACTCAATACAACCGTCAACTTACGAATGTTAGCGCTGGTCAAATCTCCGCTGATTCATTAGACGCTATCAACGGTAGCCAGCTTTATGCGGCTATCGATGAAATCGAAACTAACGCTAAACAAATTAGCAAAAATAAGCAAAACATTAAAGACGTGGCAATCGGATTAAACATGCTTGGCGATGTAGTCAACGATCATGAACAAGCTATTGCTGGTAATACTACTGCCATTGCTAACAATACTAGCCGCATCAATGGTAATGGTAATGCAATTAATACCTTGGGTCAAAAGGTAACTGCTAATACAGCGGATATTAGAAGCCTTGAACATGTGGCAGACAATCACGAAGGTCGTATCACAACTTTAGAAAATCGTTCTTTGAGCTTAGTCAATGACATTAACAACAAGGTCAACAATCTTGGTCAACGTGTTAATAAGTTAGGTGCAAGCTCCGCAGCACTTGCTGGATTGCACCCATTAGACTTTAACAGAAATGATAAAGTCAGCTACGCTGTAAGTTACGGCCATTACCGTAACAGTAACGCAGTAGCGCTTGGGGTATTCGCAAGACCTAATGAACGTATTATGCTTGGCTTTGGTGCTACGCTAGGCGGCGAGAACCAATACACAGTTAACCTTGCGTTTAAAACTGGTAAAGGTTCTGATTATATCGCTGAAGCCAAAGATGCACAAAGCCGTATTTCTAAACTCGAAGCACTCGTAAACAAGTTAATGGCTGAATTAGGCAAATAATGGTAACTGTAAAAGCAATTGCCAAAGAGCTCTACGAACGAGGGCACTACCTCGATGAGCTCTACCAAATCACTATTGCATATGCTACTAGCTTGCACACTCGCTACTGCGTAGTTGACGCAAGGTGCGATGCAATAGAACTTCGATATCAAACAGAAGAAGAGTTGGGCCACTATGAGTATCCCTGGTTAGAGGATGATGAGTGGAACCGGCTTGATGATGAACGTTCTGATATCGAAGACGAATTAAAAGAATTATTTAACACAGTAACAGGGTTCGAATATGACTGTAACCCATTTAAGAAATAAGGAGACCGTAACAATGGCTAAATTAACAACTGGTATCGTAAGACTTTCCTATGCAAATATCGCTCAACCTCGTAAAAACGACGACGGCAAAGCAAAATATAGTTCCCAAATCATTATTGATAAAACAGATAAGAAAACAATCAAAGCATTTGAACGTGCGATTGAAGAACTCAAGGCTGATCCAAAGGCAGTAGCTAAGGTAGAAGGCAAAGCCGCATACCTTAAATTGAACTTACGTGATGGTGATACAGATGAAGTAGTAGCTGACCAACCTGAAACATACGCAGGTAAATTCTTCATTAATGCGAATAGCGATAAACAACCTATCGTGTTTACGCGTGACAAAATCAAAATGGACCAATTCGACATTGAAGAAGAAATCTACTCCGGCGTGTATGCGCAGGTAGCACTTTCTGTGTTTGCTTACAACTTCAACGGTAAAAAAGGTGTAGGTTTTGGTCTAAATGGCGTTCGTAAGGTTAAAGATGGTGACCGCCTCGGTGGTGTTCACGTATCTGCTAATGACTTCGGCGACGATGATTTAGGCGATATGGACGATGATGATTTAATCTAAGGAGGCAAATATGGAGCTCAGTATTGATGTGGAAACGTATTCTGACTGCCCTATTAAATATGGGGCTCAGCGATACGTTGATGACACAACATTTGAAATACTGCTCTTTGCCTACAGCTTCGATGACGAACCGGTCGAAGTAATTGATATGACAAAGGATCCACTACCTGAAAGGGTAGTGGATGCCTTATATAATAAGGAAATTACAAAGACCGCATTCAACGCAGCATTTGAGATGCTATGTCTTAAAAAGTATTACCCTGATGCGGACTATACGAACTGGGAATGTACCTCTGTACTAGCGTTATACTGCAGTTTACCCGCAAGCCTCGACAATGTGTCAAAGGCTTTGAAACTAGGCGAAGCCAAGGACTCAAGAGGTAAACGCCTTATCCAGTTTTTCTCTGTACCACGAAAACCAACTAAGACAAATCCTAAGACACGAAATATGCCAGAGGATGCGCCTGAGAAATGGGCGGAATACATTGAGTATAACCGCCAAGACGTGGTAGTAGAAAAGGCAATCCGTAAACGCTTACTTTCGCTGAAGCCACCGGCTATCGAGCACGAGTACTGGTTACTCGACCAAGATATCAACTGGCGAGGCGTGAAAGTAGATATGGAACTCGTCGATGCAGCTCTTCAATGTAACGATGAACTTGTGGGGGAGGCCACCGCATCATCGGCACGACTAACAGGGTTAAATAATCCCAATAGTCCATTGCAACTTAAGGATTGGTTATCAAATCGCCTTGGCTATGAAGTCGAGACCATGCGAAAAGAAGACGTGTCTAATCTACTGTCACAAGATATTCCTTCCGATGTGCGTACCGTGCTGAAGAACAGGCAAGTCCTGGGCAACTCTTCAATTAAAAAATACTTGGCTATGAAGAACGCTGTGTGTTCCGATGGTCGCATCCACGGCATGCTTCAGTTTTACGGAGCGATGCGTAGTGGACGATGGGCAGGGCGTGTAGTACAACTACAGAACCTACCTCGTAATTACCTAGAAGATTTAGACACTGCTCGGGAAGTTCTTAAGAGTAGAGATGTAGAAATGCTAGACCTACTCTACGGAAACCCTGGTGATGTGATTAAGCAACTTATCCGTACTGCTCTAGTAGCAGAGAACGGGCACCGATTTATTGTAGCCGACTTCAGTGCCATTGAAGCCCGTGTTATCGCCTGGCTTGCTCACGAGCAGTGGCGCCAAGATGTATTCGCTCAAGGCGGAGACATCTATTGCGCTTCCGCATCAAGCATGTTCCACGTACCGGTCGAAAAGCACGGTGTTAACGGGCACCTTCGCCAAAAGGGTAAGGTAGCAGAATTAGCGCTTGGCTACGGGGGCGGTGTAGGAGCTATGAAAGCGATGGATACTAAAGGTGAAATCCCCGAGAAGGAATTACCCGGTATCATCGAAGCTTGGCGACAAGCAAGTCCACGAATTACGAAATTTTGGAAAGACGCAGACAGCGCAGCAAAGCAAGTAGTGAGAACAGGAGAACCCGTACGAATTAGACAAGGCAATATTAAATTCTTTAAATCGAAAGGCTTCCTGTTCATCGAATTACCGTCCGGTCGAAGACTTGCCTATGCAAGACCTAGACTTGGGCTTAACCGGTTCGGTAGTGAATCGATTGAGTATGACGGAATGGATCAGGTTAAGAATACATGGGGCAGGGTTGAAACCTATGGTGGAAAGCTCGTCGAAAACATTGTGCAGGCTGTAGCAAGAGATTGTTTAGCCGCATCAATGCTCAGACTTGCCAAAGCTGGTTACAAGATTGTTGCCCATATCCACGACGAAGTGGTTATCGAAGCGCCTATAGGCGAAGGCAGTTTAGAAGAAGTTATAGATATTATGTGTGAACCTGAACCCTGGAATGAAGGGCTCATATTAAACGCAGCAGGGTTTGAGAACCCTTACTACATGAAGGATTAGGAGGACAATTCTTATGAAACTCTCAAAACAACAAATTCAACAACAACGCGAAGCGATTGATGGTTTATATGAACTCGTAAAAGACGCGCCAGCTAGTGAGCGTAAAGATACGGCTATGGCATACTGCGAAGGCTGTATTGCTGCTTGCGACCTCGCGCTTAAGATATTAAATGGCAAGAAAGCAGAAGCTCCTAAGGTGGAAGAACCTGCAGAAACTCCAGCTGTAGAAGAACAACCAGCTGTAGAAGAAAAGCCTAAACGTAAACGTACTACTAAAAAGAAAGCGCCAGTAGAGGAAGTCCTCTCGGTTGAAGAAGAACCTGTAGTGGAAGCTCCCGTAGTTGAGGAAACTCCTGAAGAAGATGATTTAGACGATTTGTTATAAGAGAAAGGATAGCGCCTTATGACGGTATTATTTAGTTTATCAGTTAACAAGCTGTATGACCTAGTACGGCGCAAGCAAGTGAACACTTGGTCACCTGCTGTACATTACCACGTGGATTGCGGCCAATCATTTGCCTGCTTGTGGCCAGCAGTATCTTCCGGGATGGGCAAAATAGTAGACCCTTATATATCAAATGAGTTCTATTGCCCACAATGTGGAGAATTAATCCGTACTAGAGGCGTCGATGGTGTTTGTGTAGCCGATACCTCTGGTACCGCCAATGTTCCTTTAGATATAGAACTATCGGTTATTGATCGGGGAACAATCCTTGATGTTAAATTCGACTATCACACAGTCTACGTCGATAACGACACACAATCAATTTACCCTGGTTATAAGCCACATCTTATCGATATATTGCGCTTTGATTTTAGGCAAGGAAAGGTATTTTTAGTTCAAAAGAAACGTACTCGTGCAGATATAATATCAGAAATTGAGCCTAACATATCAAGCTTTTACTCAAAATCATTGCCTCTATATTGGCTAGTAGCAACTCCTAATTGTCGGTTATCGCAATATAAAAAGGAGCTACAAACTTTTGCTAAAGTGCTAAAACAAGCTTACTTCGCTAAGTTATCAAAACGAGTGGGGTATCAAGTTAAACCAATCAGACAAGGTGTACTACTATCATCTAAATACGGTGCGCTCGATAACTTACTCCATAATCTAGTGTGGAAGATGCACGCGCCGGATGCGCCTGCATTAAATGACAAGTTAGTTAGAGACCACGATAGCTACTTCAGACCTTTCGGGTCTAAGTTAACAAGTACTTCTGCTATTACTGAGTTAACTAGTACCGGCGTACCGTTTATCAAAGCCCTTATTCAGCTTTATAAAGTACCGGATAAGCGCTGGGTTCGAAAATTATTAACTATCCGTCCTTTCTTCTATATCAAGGTGATCCAAACTGCTAGCAAGGTATTCAAAAGCATGGATTATCAGAAAGCATTCACGGACCTTGTGGCAGAGGAAGGCGGAAAAACTGGGTACATACAATCCTGGCCAATATGGAATGACGGGCAAGCTTTGCTTACTGTTACTGATTTTCTTAAGCTTATGCGTCACCAATACGGTGAACGCCGAGTTCTATTATTCTTAAAAAATGCTGACTCCTATTCGGAAGTAAAAGATACAGCGGATATGTATAACCGATTATCAAGAGCTAGGAAAAAGGAGATTTGGGCTAGACGTATTCAAATTAAGGATCTGCATGATGAGATTGTGTGTATATCCAAATTCGAAAAAGCAGAAAATGTTCCAGTACAATGCAGCATGCTCCATAGCAAGTTAATAGACTCTGTTTGTGGTCTAGATTTTACTGTGGTTAAAACAACACACGACATAATTCGACTAGGCGTTCAACTCAATAACTGCGTAGGTACCTATGTAGAAAAAGTTAAAGAGCAAAAATGTGCTATTGTTGGCGTGTTTGAAAACAGTCGTCCAGTAGCGTGTATAGAGGTAAATCCTACAGATACCGCTGAAGCCTTTACCGTAATACACCAGGCTAAGCTAAAAAATAACAGAGGCGTGCGAGATAATCACAATATTAATTATGCTGTATGCCAATGGGTTAAAAAGCATAGATTACAAGTACCTAAATATTTAGGGGACATCCAGTTTGCGAAGGGAGGAGCGATGTAATATGGATACACAAATCATCATAGCTACGGGCAGAAGTCGCTCCGCCCGTAGCTGGAAGTCTCAGAAAATGACTTGGAGTGCTTTGGCCAATAAATTGGCTGAGCCTACTGTAACGAACGAAACGGCTGCTGAATACGCCAAGATGTCTAAAGCTGATCAAGGGCAGAAGAAAGACGTCGGCGGTTTTGTAGGTGGCTATATTCCTAAAAATGGTAGACGGGTTAGAGGCTCTGTTAAAGAGCGGTACTTGATTACTCTTGATGCGGATAACCCTAGTGAGGACTTTCTATTAGACCTCGACATGGAATTAGGTGGTATGGAGTACGTGCTATATAGTACGCACAGCCACACAGCTGACAATCCTCGCTACCGTGTTATTATCCCTGTGGATAGAGCGATGAAGCCCGATGAATACCAGGCGGTCTCAAGACGGATTGCAGATAATATCGGGATTGAGTCTTTTGACCCCTCCACGCACCAGGCTGAGCGGTTAATGTATTGGCCAAGTTGCCCAAAGGATGTCGAGTATGTATATCAACATAGCGAGGGCTCACTTGTTTCAGTCGATGCGTATTTAGGTACTTACAGAGACTGGCGTGATACGAGCCTTTGGCCAACATCGGAAAAGGAATCACAAATCCGCCTTGATGCGGCCAAGAAACAAGGTAATCCATTAGAGAAAAAGGGTTTACTTGGTGCCTTTTGTAGATGCTACAGTATCACGGAAGCGATACATAAGTTTCTCCCTGAAGTCTATGGACCTACAGCAGTTGAGGACCGATACACATATACGGAAGGCAGCTCAGTCGGCGGTTTAGTTATTTACGATAACGACACCTTCGCCTACTCCAACCATGCGACTGACCCAATCAGCGGTAAGCTCGTCAATGCGTTTGACCTTGTCCGGATTCACCTATTCGGCGCCAAAGATACTGGCGAAGACCCTTCGACTACAGTTACTAAACTACCAAGCTACAAAGCCATGATAGACTTCGTCAACGAAGACGGCGCCGCACCTGTACTGCTCGATAAGGAACGTATGGCAGATATGGAGTTCGAGGATATCACGGACGATGATGAGGACTTCTTATCGAAGCTAAAGCGTGATAAGAACGGTACCCCTGAATCTGATGTGTACAACTGCTTAGTCGTTCTTAAGCAGGACCCTGCACTTAAAGGTAAAATTCGTCTTGACGAATTCGCACACCGCTTAGTCGTGATTGACGATTTACCGTGGCGTGGTAAGGATGAAACTCCTTACTGGACGGATACTGACGATGCGTGCCTACGTAACTACTTCGCTACGAAATACCTCATCAAGGGTAAAGGCATTATCGACGATGCGCTCCAGGAGGTAACGCAAGATAATAAATTCCATCCTGTGCGTGAGTATTTAAGGGAATTAACTTGGGACGGCGAATGTAGACTAGATACTCTCTTCATCGATTACATCGGTGCGGAAGATACCGAATACATAAGAGCGGTTACTCGTAAATGGATGTGTGGCGCAGTAGCTCGTGTTATGGATCCAGGCGTTAAGTTTGATACAGCGATTGTGTTGTATGGTTCTCAAGGTCTTGGTAAATCCTTAATCCTAGAACGCTTAGGTCGTAAATGGTTTAATAACTCCTTAGTTGATATCAAAACCAAAGATGCCCTAGAACAAATTCAAGGGTCTTGGATAGTCGAACTTGCCGAACTGGCACCGACCTACAAGAATGATAATGAAATTGTTAAAGCCTTTATCAGCCGTACCTCTGACCGGTTCCGTTCTCCGTATGGCAGACGTACCGAAGAGTACCCTCGCCAGTGTGTATTCGCTGGTTCTACTAATAATCTTATGTTCCTTAAAGACCGCACCGGTAACCGCCGATTTTGGCCAATTACTGGTGATAAGGACCGCAAGACTAAGAACGCCTGGGAGTTGTCAAAGGACGAAATTGACCAATTATGGGCGGAAGCGTTCACGTATTGGGCAGAAGGTGAAACTCTTGTATTAGAGGGCGAACTTGAAGAAGAAGCCCTTAGAATCCAATTATCACACACAGAAGGTGGTGAACTTGTAGGGCTCATTGAGGAATACCTCGAGATGGAACTGCCTGAAGATTGGGAGTCTAAAGACATCTACGATCGCAGGGAGTATATCCGGAATTATGGCGATGACGATTGTTGTGGTTCAGTGCAGCGGGAGCGGGTTTGTGCCCTTGAGATATGGTGTGAAGTGATGGAGGGCGACAGGAAGAACCTGCAGAACGCAAAGGCAAGAGAAATCATTGACATTTTGCAAGCTATTAAAGGGTGGAGTCCTTATTCAAAGAGCGTTGGGAAGATGCGCTTCGGTAAATTATATGGCGTTCAAAGAGCGTTTATTAGGGATGCGAGTACTCTCCAAAATAAGGCTAAAACGATATCTAAAAATCGTAAATAATCGTGTTGCCGATTTTTGTTGCCGATTAGCTAATTTTCGTATATTGATATTTATCGAAATAATTTTTATACATGCCTATACATCGATGAATTTTGATATAAGTTAAAAAATCGGCAACGGCAACACGTGTGGCAACAAAATCGGCAACACGTTTGGTGTAGTTGTTATCTATCTTAAATGCAATTTGTTGCCGATGTTTTCTATTATTTACTATTAATTAAAAATAATAAATATATGAATAAGTGCTTGTATACGTATACACGTAAAAAACGCAAATACGCGTATATATATATATGAGCAAAAAAAACAAAACATCGGCAACACAACCCCGATGAAGCCAGATTTTATATGGGCTGAGGCCTGTTGCCGATTATTTATTGAGAACGAGGTGAGAACGTGGAAAAAGACATCGAGCGATGGTTAGGAAATCAACTCAAAAAAATGGGGTGCATATATATGAAATTCGTGTCACCTGGAAATGATGGTGTACCGGATCGGATTATTGTACTTCCAGGAGGCAGCGTTGTATTTGTCGAATTAAAGGACACAAACGGTAAGCTAATGGCTAACCAACGGGTACAGATTTCACGATTACGAAAGCAGGGCGCTTTAGTGTTCGTAGTAACCGGGATGTCTGATGCCAAGTTATTTGTTGAAGATATGGAAAGGGCGATACATGGACTTTCATCCACACGAGTATCAAGAGATTGCTATTCAGCGGATCATTGATAATACCCATTACGGCTTGTTATTGGATATGGGCTTAGGTAAAACCATATCTACACTCATTGCGATTGAACGGCTTATGTATGATTACTTTGATATTAAAAAAGTATTACTCATCGCACCTAAGAAGGTAGCAGAGTCTACATGGGCCCAAGAAACGCAAAAATGGAGTGCTACAAGACGTTTAACCGTGGCTAAGGTGTTAGGTTCCGAGAAGGAACGTATACACGCCTTAGAGAGTGAATCTGACCTGTATGTGATAAATCGTGAAAACGTGCAGTGGTTATATGAATACTATCGTAAGCATAAGCCGTTCCCATTCGATATGTTAGTTATCGATGAGAGTTCTTCGTTTAAGAACCCTCAGGCTAAACGGTTTAAGGCGATACGAAAACTCCGTCCTTTGTTTAAGCGTATCGTCATACTAACAGGTACACCGGCACCGAATACGTTATTAGATATTTGGGCGCAAATGTACCTGTTAGATGGCGGTGAACGATTAGGTAAGACAATTACTGAATACCGTACCCGATACTTTACACCGGACAAAACAAATGGGCACGTCGTGTATAGCTACCGATTACTACCAGGTGGCGATAAAGCGATATTCAGCAAGATGCAAGATATCTGTATGAGCTTAAAAGCGAAGGACTATCTTACACTACCTGAACGTATCGAGAATGTCATCACGGTAGAGATGAGCCCTAAAGAATGGGCGCTATATAAAGAAATGGAACGAGAACACGTGCTTAGCTTAGCCAGTGATGACGATGTGAGTGCACTTAATGCAGCAGCACTCGCCGGTAAATTGTTACAACTTGCCAACGGTTCTATCTATAATGACGAAGGCGATATCGTAGTTGTACATAACGAGAAAGTAGAGCGGTTAAAAGAGTTAGTAGAAACGAATGAAGGAAAACCGATGTTAGTGTTCTATAACTTCAAACACGACCTTCAATCCATCAAAGAAGCATTCCCAAAAGCGGTCGAGCTTAAGACCGATGATAATGTAGCGGAGTGGAATAAGGGCAAGATTCAAATGTTACTTGCCCATCCCGCATCAGCAGGGTACGGCTTAAACTTACAAGCCGGCGGTAATATCATCGTGTGGTATGGCTTAACATGGAGCTTAGAGCAGTATCAACAAGCAAATGCACGACTTCATAGACAAGGACAGACACAACCCGTGATTATCCACCACCTAGTCACCAAAGGCACAATGGACGAGCAAGTCATGAAAGCATTAGAACGTAAAGAAGCAGGGCAAGATGCCTTGTTAGAAGCTATTAAATATCGTAAAGAATTGTATAAGGAGTAGAACTATGCAAAAGAAATGTAGAAGATGCGGAGACACATTCACGGTACGAACACATGAGGTAATGCAGCATGAGTGACTATAAGGAAAAGGCAACTGCATATCTGCAAGATATCAAGTTGATAGCTATTCGTATTCAATCACTACGGCAGGATATTCGTAAACTGCAGTATGACATCATCACCTTATCGGCGATTGATTATTCCAAAGACAGAGTATCGGGAGGTGGTACTCCAGTAGGTCTTGAAGGCGATGTGGCGAGACTTGTTGATACAGTGGATGCCAAAAAACGGGAGATAGCAAAGCTTATAGCCAAAAGGGAAGAAGCTAGAGCTTTAATTGAACAGATAGAATGTATACCAGGGCGTATTATATTATCGCAAGAATACATTAACGGGGCATTCCCTAAGAAAGTGCAAGCGATGATATGTTACGAAAAAAGCAGTTACTTCAATTTAAAGAATAAAGCATTGAACGAATTAGGGGAACTCCTTTCATAGTGGAGTGTTTTGGAGTACTTTGGACTTAAATGAACCGACTTGACATAGTATAATGTAGTTGTGAAAGGTGTCATTAGTCATCTAGCACAAATCCTCTCTTATACACAACTCGGCAAAAAGCACGGTGATGACGACCGTGCTTTTTGTTGTATGTAGCGTGATAAATACAGGGGCCCGTATTTGTGATGTAGGCGATCGCGTAAGCTAAGGAGAGGGAATATGTAAAAATGAAATTTACTGCACAATGAAACCAGGGCGAGCCGAATATGTCCACAAACATTTTAAAGCTTATACATTATGAGCTTGCCCTGTATCGTTGTACGCTGACATCTGATGACTAGAACTAGTAGTCCTCCAATAACTATATAGCCTAACAACAACCAGCTAGTCATCGGATTTGAGCGTACAAATTATAAAGGTGAAAGGTATGAGCACAGAAGTCAAATGCATTAAACGTAAATGCCTGAATAATAAAAACGGCGTTTGCACGGCGCAACTAATTGAATATGACGGGTTGTGTCAAACCTATATCACACACGACCAAGCACACAAAAGTAATTGTGGATTATGCACTCGTTCGCACGGCAGATTTAAACGGAACAGCCGTGACATATTAAGATAGATTTTTGGGTAGTATCCGCGCTAAATAATAAAAAATAAATTTAAAAGATTACACGTTTCGTTGAATTTTTTTGAGCTGATTTTTTTATGGGTCCTTCTGGATAAAAATGAAAGCGTGCGGTGGCCGAGACCCCAAAAATTGCCTAGATTTTATTTTTTTTATGACCTTGCTAGTGATACAGGTAATGAAAGGAGGCTGATTGATAAGTGAAAATTACAGATGATTTGAAAACGGCAACGGCCTCTCAGTCAAACCTGGCAAAAGCACTTGGACTCTCGCGCCAACGTGTTTCGCAACTGCTCCAAGAAGGGGTTTTAGCTACCGATGAAAAGAATAATATTCTGGTTATCAAATCCGTTATCAATTATGTCAAATATAAGGGCCAATCCTCTGCTGAAGAGGTAAGTAGTTCCGATGATGCGGTATTCGAGGTTGAAAAGGCCAAGAATGAACGCGCAAAACGTAAGATTGCTGAGTTGAAACTAGCCAAAATGAACGGAGAGGTGTACTCAGCAGATACTGTAGAACAGGTTATGACAGAAATGCTTGTCAATTTGCGTACACAATTGCTAGGATTGCCAACTAAATTAGCACCACAGTTACAAAATATAACAAAAGAGGAAGCATATAACCTGTTAACACAAGAAATTGAGGACAAATTGTCCGAATTAAGTGAATATACGCCGTCATTATTCATGGATAGCGATGAATTAGACGATGATAAAGCGCCAAATTAGGCGCTTTTTTAATGCAAAAAAGGAGGTGATAGCATGAAAACGGCAAAAGAATTGTGGCAATATGTTTCTAAAACGGGCCTGAAACCATTACCAAAAACGAGTGTTAGCCAATGGGCTGACGATTATCGCATGCTATCACAAGGCCTTTCTGCTGAACCAGGACGTTGGAAAACGAGTAGAGCGCCATACCAAAAGGATATTATGGATGCTTTCACGCAACCTGGTATCAATCGGGTAGTGGTTAAGAGCGCCAGTCAAGTAGGAAAATCAGATATTATGAACAATGTCCTAGGTCGATACGCTCATCTTGACCCATGTGCGGTCATGATGATTCAACCGACTATCGAATTGGCTCAAGATTATTCAAAGTCTCGTATCTCTCCGATGATCCGTGATACGAAAGTATTATCACAAGTATTTTATGAGACTAAATCCGAGGACGGGGCTAAGACACGAGATGGTAAGAATACGATCTTATCTAAGTTATTCCCTGGTGGTCGTCTTATCATGTGTGGTGCGAACAGTCCAGCAGGATTGGCATCACGCCCTGTACGTGTGCTACTAGCGGACGAAGTAGACCGTTTCCCAGATAGCGCTGGCACAGAAGGTGACCCAGTAGACCTTGCGGCCAAACGTATGACAACGTTCTGGAACAGGGTTATGGGGTTATTCTCTACGCCAACAAATGAAGGTAGCTCACGAATCGATGTAGAGTATCAAACAGGAACCCAAGAAGAGTGGCAACATGAGTGCCCTAATTGTGGTGAGTACCATTTGATACGACATACTGAAATGGAATGTGAGACAGAGGAACATAAGGACGCCAAAGGTCGGAAGATTGTAGTAGTTAGTGATGTGAAATGGCGGTGTCCAGATTGCGGATCTACGTTTTCTGAAGACGAAATGCGGAAAGTTCCCCAAAAGTACATATCAAAAAATCCTGCTGCGTTGCATAATGGCATACGCAGTTTTTTTGTAAATGGATTCACGTCTCCTTGGCTAACTTGGAATGACATCATGAGGGAATGGCTAGAGGCTAAAGGCGACCCTACTCGTGAAAAGGTAGTCATGAATACGCGTTTCGGTGAATCATACGCACAACAAGGTGCATTCGAAGATTATCAACAATTCATCAGACGCCGTGAAAAGTACGGCGCAGACCTTCCTGACGGCGTATTACTACTAACAGGTGCCGTCGATACACAAGACAATCGGTTAGAGTATGAAATCACAGGCTGGGGCTGTGGTGAAGAATGTTGGGGTATCTGTAAGGGCGTTATCTTAGGTCAGCCTGATAATAAAGCAACATGGGATGCACTTGATGCGGTGCTTGATAAGGTGTACCGATTTAAGAATGGTACAGGCCTTAAAGTAGCACGTGCTTTCGTTGATTCTGGCGGTCACTACACGTCAAAAGTATATGAATATTGTGAAAAGAACTTCAGCAAGCAACGATTTGCCATTAAAGGCACGGCCGGAACACCTGGCATACCTTTAAATTATAAGATTGGTAAAGCTTCCGGGAGTAAGATTCCGCTTGTAATGCTAGGTGTTGATGATGGGAAACAACAGGTAATGAACCGATTGGCTATCGAAGAACCTGGCGCTAAATACTTTCACTTCCCATTGGACGAAGACTTTCTAGGGGCTAGAGGGTATGATGAGCTGTATTTCAAGGGAATTATTTCAGAACACAAGAAGAAAGTAAAACGTAAGGGCGTTATTCACGAGATATGGGAACCTACTGCAGGAGTTCGTAACGAACCTTTGGACTTACGCGTATACAACCTAGCTTGTATGAACTCAATCCATCCTGATTGGGATAGATTGGCGGAAGTAGTCAAAGGCGGAGGCCATTCTACTACAACAGCGACTAATACGCGGAAGAAACCAATGAGGAAACGCGTTCGTAGAGCTAGTAAAGTAGCAGATATTTAGGAGGATGTATGGCAACTAGTTATTCAAGAAAGCCAAGGCTAATTGACGTGCGATTAGAATGGTACGTCAAAGCTGAGGAAGCAATATTGACCGGGCAAAGCTATACAATCGGAAATCGTACTCTTACAAGGGCAAATTTGGCTGAAGTAAGAAAAATGATTGATGATTTAGTGGCACGGGGCGCTAAATTACCAGGTATGGACACTGATAATGGGCGCGGAAACAGGTCAAAACGGGTAGTTTTTAGAGATTAGGAGGCTAAAATGGCGAGAAAAAATAAGAAATTTAGCGCTAAAATAAGCACTCCGAGGGCTCAAAATAGCGGATATAGTGAGGGCGGTGCCTCTCATAATAACAAATCATTGAAGGGATATAATCCTAGAAAACTAGGCTATAAGGCAGATATTGGAGCAAATCTATCAACTTTGCGAGATAGATCCGCAGATTTAGCCATAAATACACCAGTCGGCACGGCTGCAATCAACACGAGTACTACCCATACCGTTGGCGCAGGCCTCAATGTATTCCCTAGACCTAAATTTCAAATCTTGGGAATATCTGCAGAGGACGCCAGAGCGTGGGCACGTAAGGTGCGTGCAGAGTTCGACTTATGGGCAGACTCAAAAGACTGTGATATTTATCGCAAAAATAATTTGTACGATATGCAAAGTATTGCATATCAAGGGTATCTTACTGACGGTGATAGTTTTGCAGTGTTTAGACGTAAGCCAACAACACCAGATATGCCGTATACATTGCGTCTTCAATTAATTGAAGGGAATAGAGTAAGCAACCCCCTCACGACTTCAACGTATGCTACAGGCGACCCAACGGGAGTTGAAGTACTTAATTCAGATAACGGAAATCGCATATTGAATGGCGTGGAAATTGATACTGACGGCGCAATTGTAGCTTACTGGGTGTCTAATCAAGTACCCGGCGAACCAGTTTCAAGCCTGTTAACTACGTGGGCAAGGGTTGAGGCATACGGAAAGCGTACAAGTATCCCTAATGTACTTCAAATTAGTAATGATACTAGGCCGGAGCAGTATAGAGGAGTTCCTTATTTAGCTCCTGTCATTGAAACATTGAAGCAAGTGTATCGGTACACGAATGCAGAGCTTACATCCGCGATTATTAAGTCCTACTTTGCTTTATTCTTTACTGAGGCCGTGACTAACTCCGGCTCGTTAAATGATATGTTGGCCGACAATGGGGTTGATGATCCAACGGAACCAGTAGTTGATGTATCAGAGTACAATTTAGGACCTGGCACATTAAATGCTTTGCCTAAAGGTGTAGATGTTAAGAGTGTGGATGCTTCCAACGCTCAATCTACTTTTGAAGTATTTAGTACACAACTCATCAAGCAAGTAGGTGCTGCACTTAATCAGCCTTACGAAGTATTGATGAAGAACTTCAACTCCTCGTATTCTGCAAGCCGTGCAGCAATGTTACAGGCTTGGGAAGAATATAAACTACGGCGTAAGTGGTTCGCTCGTGATTTCTGTCAGCCTATCTATGAAGTGTGGCTAATGGAAGCCGTAGCGAATGGACGAATAGAGGCGCCAGGTTTCTTTGATGACCCATTAATTCGAAAAGCATGGTGCAATGCTGATTGGTTTGGACCGACTATGTCCATCCTTGACCCTGTTAAGGATATGAATGGCAGTACACTTCGCGTTGAGAATGGAGTTTCCACTCGTGAACGCGAGGCGGCTGAAATGACAGGAACAGACCTTGAAGAAAACATTGCACAACTTGCATTCGAAAAGCAACTTATGGAGAAATATGGAATGGGGCTAGCTGATGCGGTAAATCCTTCCGTTGGCTCTAAATCTGAAGCGAAAGGAGGTGAGGAGGATGAATAAATTCTGGTCTGTTAAGAATTTTGTAAATCAAGAGGGTGCCGGTCAATCTGAATTGATTCTGTATGGCGATATTTCTGAGACCTCTTGGTGGGGCGATGAAATTACACCACGTGAATTTGCAAGTGATTTGGCTAGTTGTAATGGCAATGACCTAACAATGCGCATCAACTCTGGTGGAGGTGACGTATTCGCGGCACAAGCTATCCACAACATGATCAAAGCCTATACTGGCAAAGTAACAGCACATATTGATGGCTTATGTGCAAGCGCAGCTACAATTATTGCGTGCGCAGCCGATAAGGTAATCATGCCAAGTAATGCTCTGTACATGATTCACAATCCATCTGTATTTCTAGGTGATAGTTTTGACGCAGACGGATTAACTAAAATGGCTAATTATTTGGAAAGTGTTAAACAAACTATTGCAAACGTTTATTTAAGCCGTAGCGATGTTTTGACATCTGAACAGGTAAATACACTTATGGATGATGAAACGTGGCTTACAGCGGACGAGGCGAAGTCCTATGGCCTTATCGATGAAGTAGATATGGCAATTATGGATAGCGCAGTTATGAATAACGGCATGGTTATCGTAAACAAGGTATCTTGCAAATATTCTGCCAAAAATGAAGCCAAAATCAAGCAATTTTTAACAAGTAAGGAGAAACCTATGACTGAAAACCAATTCATGGCAAGCTTAAAAGGTTTGCTCGGTATTTCTACAAACGAACCTGCGGAAAATGCAGCAGTGACAGCAGAACGCGAACGTGTTGAAACCTTAAACGCACTAAAAGGGAACAATGAAGTTATCAATCGTTTAGTAGATGTGGCTGTTAAAGAAGGTAAAACTGTGGATGAAGTAACACCTTTCATCTCCGCCGTATCTGATATTCCTGTAACTGATAACAAAGTAGTCGACCAAATTCGACAATTGGTTATCGACCAAATGGAATCCGGTGCAGATAATGTGGCACCTCAAGGCGCATCTACACCAGAAACTAATGATGCAGTAGCTAAAGCTAATGCAATTGATGAAGTTGTAGCATTTGCAAATGCTAAGAAAGGCGGTAAATAATGGCGTATTTCGAACAAGTAAATGGCGTCGCAGCTGATTATCTATTAGGTGGTGGCGGTGTGCCTGTATTAACTCAAAATGTAAAAGCAGCAGTTGGTGAATATAAACGTGGCCAAGTTCTTGAAAATAACGCTGGCACGTTCCAAAAAATTGCAAGTGGTAAACCTGCAGGTATCGTGGTAGCTGATACTACTACAACTACTGATCACAATGTAGTGACTGTATATGTCTCCGGTCGCTTTAATCGTGAAGTATTGGTAGTTGACAAAGCTTACAAAATTAATGACCATGAAGCGGATTTTAAAGACGCTCACTTATTCTTAACTAGCATTAAATAGGAGGAACTATATAATGGCAATTGATTTCAAAGATACGTTATCTTTAATGCAAGCTGTAGAACGAATGAAAACTCCGGCAAGTTTCTTGCTTGATACTTTCTTCCCACAAGTTCCAGCAGTAGCAACTTCTAAAAAAATCGCAGTAGAAACTCGTAAACGTGGTCGCACTCTAGCACCTTTTGTATCTCGTGGCGCATCTGGTGTAAATGTTAAACGTGCCGGCTCTAAAATTGCTTTATATGAAGCGCCTATGATGGGGCCTCGTACAGTAATTGATCCTGAGCAACTTGACCAACGTGCATTTGCGGAAAATATTGTATCTACAATGACACCTGCTCAACGTGCAGCACAAATGCAAGCTGAAGATTTGTTTTATTTGCAAGGCACAATCATCAATCGCAAAAATAAAATGGCAGCTGATTTGCTTACTACTGGTAAATGCAAAATCGAAGGTTATGCTGACGACGGCGCGACTGTTCTAACTGATGAAATTGATTTTGAATTTGAACAAGACATCACACCTACTACTGCATGGGACCAAGCTGGCGCCGATATTTATGGCGACTTGAAAATGGCATCCGAAAAAATCCAGGAAAACGCGGGCATCGTACCAACTGTTTTGGTTGTTGGTAAGAATGTTGAAAAATATATTCTTGATAACGCATCTATCAACAAAATGTTGGCTATTCCTAATCGTGAAAACATGACAATGTTTAACTTTGCGCCTGAATACTTATCTCCACAAGTTCGATATGTTGGCCGTATCATGTCCTTGAACATTGATGTGTATGCGTATCTTGAAACATATCAAGATGATGAAGGCAAAGTAAAATCCTTTATCGGTGATGATGCTGCAGTATTAGGTGTTCCAGGTCGCGGTCGTCAACAACATGCGGCAGTAACATTGCTTAACGATGATAATCAATTCACTACATATGCAGGTATTTATGTTCCTTACTACTATGCTAATAAGGCTACACAAGAATTAACATTGTCTGTATATTCCCGTTGCGTATTGATTCCTGAAACTATCGACGATTGGGCTACTATTAAGACTAAATAGGGGGTAACCTACTTATGAAAATCAGAGTATTAAAGGGTTATTTAGCACACGAAGGCGAGATGTATGGTAAAGGCGAAGTAGTCGATATCAAAAAGAAAGCAATCGCGTTGTCCTTGCTTGAATCCGATAAGTTTGAATCTGCTGAAGATGATCCTATTGAAGTACCGGAGCCATTGGAAGTCGTTCCAGATGAACCGGAAGAAGAAATGGAATTACCTGAAGTTGATGCGGAAGTTACGGTGAAAAAATAATGCGATTTAGAGATTACCTAGAAAGCGATATTGACGACGTATTCCTCAATGAAGACGAATTCGCCGAAGGGCATGATCTAAATGGCATAGTAGCTAAAGCGGTTATTCAATCGCCAACGGCGAGAGAGTCATTCTTGTCGAATGGCTCTCACGTATCAAATGACGGAGTGCACGGGGTGTCTGTATTTGTGCATTGCAAATTAAAGGACATCCCTGAAATTCCATCACAGGGGAACGTATTCCGATTAGATGGTGATGTGTACATCGTTCAAAGTGCAACGGAAGAAGATGGGCTTGTGTCTATCGAACTCAGAGCAGAAGCTAGAGGCGGTGTTGACGGATGGTTGAGCTAGAGCTTGATAAAAGAGCAGTGAAAACAATTGAAAAAGCACTGGAAACATTAAAAGAAGATAGAGTTCGACGTGTTTGCCAGGCCGCTTCAAAGCGTGCTGCAACGACAGCAAGAAAAGCAGGTACGCAAGCACTACGTAATATCTATGCCATCAAAGGGGTATCGGTCGTAAAGTCCGGTGTATCTATTAATAAATTGAATGATGGCACAGAAATGCGTATCAAAGGTGGATATACTAGCGCTCAAAAGTACTTCAAAATTAAATCACTTAAGCGAAAAGGTGTGTTTGTATCGATTAAAAAAGGTACAGAAACAAAGGTGCCAAATGGATTTGTTAGTACGTCTGGTATCTTTATGAAACGCCAAGGCAAGGACCGATATCCATTAAAGGGGATATATGGACCAGCTTTGCCACAAATGTTTGGTAATGAAACTGTTATGAATACCATGCAAAAGGAAGGCATGGAAATGTATGAAAAGCGCTTATATCACGAATTAGAGCGCGCGTTAGGAGGAAACTAATGACACCATTAGACGTATCAGACGGCATTGCTGCCTATCTCATGAATGAGTTGCGCAAGCTGAATGAAAACAGTGATGTTACCGAAAGACCTATTCGAGTATGGAGCGGTTTCTTACCAAGAGTGGATAAGAATGAAGATAAGCGTAAGTTATGCCCTGCGGTAGTAGTGCATCCGTACTCTGTTAGCGATGCAAATAGTTCGACTGTAGGTATTACTGTATTGGTGACTACTTATGATGAAGCCTTAACAAAAGGGCATGTTGGGCTATATCACCTATTAGAGGTAGTGCGTGAGCGGCTACTATCTGATAATCCGGTCGCACTTAAATATGAAATTAAGGATAATGCCGTTAATACAACAATTCCTGATGATCAACCGTACCCTCAATGGGTTGGATATCTTGAATTTGAAGTGTATATTCCTGTTATTCGTAGAAACTTAAATGAGATATTCGCGTATAACCAAGCAATTGAATAGGAGACAACAATGAACCCTGTTGTATATGTTGGGCCTTCGTTCCGCAGTAGCCGGCTAAATCAATTCATGGTATTTAGCGATGGCGCGCCACTTCCGGAAGCGGAAGACCCTGTTTTTATGCATTTATTCGTGCCTTTAGACGAGCTTAATCAGGCAATGATTGACGTTAAAACACAAGGTACGCAATTAAATGTATTTTATGTACTCGCATTGAAAAATTATAAAGGAGTGAAGTAAATGGCCTTTTATCATGGCGTCAAAACAAGTGAGCAAGCTACCTCTGTAATTGCTCCTGTCCAAACTACTGCCGGCCTTCCAGTTGTGTTCGGTACTGCACCTGTACACCTTACAGAAGAACCTAGTGCGGTAGTCAACAAGCCAATCATCTGCTACAGCTGGGAAGAAGCTGTTCAACAACTTGGCTACTCTGAAGATTGGGCGCATTTCACATTATGTGAAGCGATGTACGCACAATTCAAATTGTACGGTGTAGCTCCAATCGTATTTGTTAATGTATTGGATCCTGCTAAGCATAAGAAATCCACTACAACAACTGCTACATTGGCAGAAAAGAAATGTGTAGTAAAAGCGGCAGTATTGCTTAATACATTAAAAGTAGCTAGTGCTGGGCAAACAGGTGTAGCTAACACAGATTACACGGCAGCATTTGATGACAAAAATCAATTGGTTATCTCTGTTGTAAAAGGTGGAAAGTTTGATACAGCTACTACCTTAAACCTTACTTATGATGAACTTGATGTAGAAAACTTTGATTATAGAAATGTAATCGGCGGGGTGGATAGCAACGATAAAGCAACCGGCTTTGAATTGATTGATACAATCTATCATCATTTCGGCATTGTGCCAGGGCTTATTGCTGCACCTGGTTTCTCTCAAAATCCTACAGTAGCATCCGTTATGAAGGCAAAATCTCGTGTTATTAACAACTTATTTAGAGCGACAACATTAGTTGATATCGATACTACGCAAGTTGTTAAATACACTGATGCTTATGAATGGAAGAAAGGTAATAGCTATACGGGCGAATCCGAAGTCGTATGTTGGCCAAAAGTTCGTAATGGCGACTATGTGTTCCATATGTCTACACATATTATGGGCATTATGGGTAAATGCGATGCGTCTAATAGCGATATTCCTACGCTATCCCCTTCTAATAAATCTATGAACATCACAGGTTTATGTTTGGCTAATGGCAAGGAAGTTATGCTTACGCATTCTCAAGCGAACTTATTGAACTCTCAAGGTATTATGACGGCCGTTAACATCAACGGTTGGGTATCTTGGGGCAACTATACAGGTGCATATCCTGGCACAACTGATGTTAAGGATACATTCATTTGTGTACGCCGTTTCAATGATTGGGACGACCAAACATTCATCTTAACGTATTGGCAAAAAGTAGATATGCCTATCTTGCCTCGTAACATCAAGACAATTCTTGATAGTGAGACAATCCGGCTTAACGGTCTTACTTCTCGTGGATTTATTTTGGGCGGTCGTATTGAATTTAAAGAAGCAGAAAACCCTACAACAGACTTGTTGAATGGTATTATCCGCTTCCATAAATACCGTACACCACCAATTCCAGCGCAAGAAATTGAAAGCATTTCTGAATACGATGTTTCCTATTTCAAAACATTATTTCAAACAGTATAGAAAGGGGTAATTAATCATGGCATCTATCAACCAAGTGCCGGAAGTACTTAATGACTTCCGTGTATATGAAGAAGGTTCTGACAACTGTTTAGGTGTTGCCAAAGTAGAATTACCTAGTGAATCTGTAATGACTCAAACTGTAAAAGGTGTGGGCATAGCAGGTGAAGTAGAAGCGCCAGTTATTGGGCATTACTCTTCTATGGAAACTAAACTTACTTGGAACACTCCAACAGAAACTACACACCGCCTTACAGGTGGACGTGGCGTGCGCTTAGAAGTACGCGGTGCTATCCAATGTTGGGATAGTGGTAAAGATAAATATGTAATTGTGCCTACACGTGCTGTTATTCGTGGCCGTGCTAAATCTAAAGAAAATGGCACATATGAATCAGGCAATACAATTGATGCAACGAACACAATTGAAACCACATATTTGAAACTAGAACAAAATGGCAAGGTAGTTCGTGAAATCGATAAATACGCATATAAGGATTCTATTTCTGATGGTACGGACCTCCTTGGCGATGTTCGTGCTGCACTCGGTATTTAGTCTGTAGAAAGGACGATCACTAATGAGTAAACAAAGTACTATGAACGAAACAACTGGTATTGAATTAGTAAAAGCAGGTCATTCCTTACAATTTGAAGGCATCAGCGGTTATACATTAATTAAATGTGAAAAGGCTGCAAAGAATGAAGATAGAACTATCACAGTTCCTGCATTATCCATGACGTATCAAGCACATGTAGCAGCTGCCGTATGTGGTTGTAAAGTGGATGATATTTATAGTCTTCCGGCTGCTGATTTTACTAGAGTGTGCTTAGAGGTACAGAATTTTTTGCTCAATTCCGAAAAATAACTGACCTAGAAAGGTATTTTACAGAGTGCGCGATTACGTGTAGTAAATATACAAGCACGTCAATGGATTACTTTATTCGAGAGCTAGACGTGGATGAGTTCATAGTCCACGTTCAGCTCATTAGTGATGGTATCGAGCGTGAGAATAAAGCGATGAAAGGGAGAAAATAATGGCCAATAAAGTCTTAGAAATGGCGATTGCCATTAAAGGTAAACTCGACGGCGGGTTATCTTCCTCTGTATCAAAAGCATCTCAGGACCTCAACAAGCTATCAAACGCAATCAAGGACCAACAGGCACAATACCGAAAACTGCAAGCTATCTCACAAAAGTCGGGGAATGTTAGTGATAGGAACGCGGCTATTGCCGCTGAGCAAAAGCTGAATTCTATGCTACAAAGACAGGCTCAGTTGAGGTCTAATATTGCAAGTCAGACTGCGCATCAAAATGCAATCAGCAAAATGGGAGGTGCAAGCCCCTTAGCAGGGGCAGCATCCGCCGCACAAGGTGCAAGTGCCGCAGTAAGCGGTGTTACAGGAAAGCTTGCAAATTTTGCTATGGTCGCGGCAGGCGGCTTTGGGATTGGTGCCATTATCGATAACGTTGTAAATGCGGGCGAGGCACTATACCAACTGTCCAATAAACTTCATATGACAACTGCTGAGACGTCACAATTTAAGAAGATTATGACGTTAAGCGGCGTGGATGTAGAAGTGGCGGCTAAGTCATTCGCTAAAATGGATAAGACTTTGGTCAGTGGTGGTAAAAGTGCCGAAGCGTTGCAAGGATACCTCAGTCAGTTTGGAGTATCTTTAACCGATGCAAATGGCAAGTTGTTGCCTATGAACCAACAATTGGATGCAATGGCTAAAGGCTACCAAAATGCGGTAGCACAGGGCCGGGGGCAAGAATTCATGCTTGAAACACTAGGTGCCAAAGGCATGGAGCTTACTAAAGTATTTGAAAACTATGCAGATGCACAAGCGGCCGCATCACAAATTAAAGGTGTTGGTATTGATCCTAAATCACTCCATGAAATATGGCTGCAAATGAACATCCTGAAAGCGGAAGCTACCCAAGTTGCATTAGGTTTGGCACAGGCATTTATACCGATTGCCCAACAAATATTACCGGCGCTGATACCGGTATTACAAACCGTTGTAACGTTCATGAAGGATAATAAGGAAGCTATTGCAGCCGTAGTAACTAACGGATTAAAATTAGCCTTACTATATGGCACTGCAACAAAATTGGCATCTGGTATTACTACAATTACCACGGCATTTAAAGGTGTAGAAACGGCAATGGGGGCGTTTAAAGCCGCTGGCGCATTAATAGGAGGACCATGGGTAATCGCTATCATGGCGATTATTGCAGCGATATACCTATTAGTAACTAACTGGGATACGATTTGTGCTACATTAACATCTGTTTGGGATAGTGTATGCTCCGGACTAAGTTCGATATGGGATAGTGTGTGTTCTTCTTTAAGTTCTGCATGGAGTGCCATTATATCTGGTATTATGACTGTGATAAATGGCCTATTATCAATAGGGCTAAGCGTGTTTAATGCGTTGAGAGCGGCAATAATTGCCTATGTAAATCTATGGCTTAACTTACCAACGTACATCGGTATGGCCGTAGGATTTATTATAGGTATTATTTTGCGATTGCCTGCGATTATGGTACAAGTTGGTACTGCTGTTATATCTGCCGTTGTATCATTCGCCACAGAGTGTTATACCTTTGCAGTTACCACTTTTGGGGCTATGGTTGAAGGGATTTATAACTTCTTAATTAATTTACCCGCCTACATGATTACATTGGGCGCTGAATTTGTAGCGGCGGTTATCTCGTTTGCTTCTGAAGCGTATGCTACGGCTACTTCTTGGATTAGTAATTTAGTTAATGATGTTATTAATTTCCTTGTGAACTTACCAAGTGCCTGTGCAGAAGCCGGAGCGGCGTTTGTAGCGGCCGCAGAGCGATGGGCAAGTGATGCCTATAATGCTGTGGTAAACTGGGTAAGTCAAATTCCGAGTGCGGTATCTAACGCAATCTCTGGGGCATGGGACAGTATTAAGGCTCAATTTAGTGGCGGTTTCACAGTTGGTGTTTCCGCAGCCGGAGAGGTTGGTAAGAGAGCAAACGGTGGTGTTATTACATCCCCAGAATTATCATGGATAGGGGAAGCTGGTTATCCAGAAGTTGTAGTTCCTATTGATGGTAGCGCCAATGCTATGAACTTATGGCAAACGGCTGGACGAATGCTAGGTGTGAGTGGAGCGCAGACTGCTGCAGCACCTACTGTATCTTTAGCCCCTAGCTTACCTAAGACTTCAGCTAGTAGTAATAGTGGATCGCCTGTGCAAATCACATTCGCACCTGTCATTAACGCAGGTAATGGTTCAACAGATGATATTATGTCCGCGCTAGATTCAAAAATGCGTGAATTTGAACAAATGGTGCGTAGCTATACCACTGGGCAACGGAGGTTGAGTTATGACTAGCTATACAACAATACAAGGGGATATGTGGGATTTAATCGCCTATAAGGTGTATGGTAACGAACGATACATCAATTTATTGTTAGAAGCCAACCAAAAGCACCGTAATACGGCGATATTTTCCGCGGGTGTTGTATTAATATGTCCAGATGTTCCTGCAGATGCATTACCTGAATTCTTACCACCATGGAGGCGATAGTACATGAGCTTACAAAAGAGCCTAGCTAAGGTCCAAAAATGGAAGAAAGATTTGACGCCACAAACGAAGTTAGCACGGCGGGCATGGTGCACAATTGGATACCAACATTGGGGGAGTAAAGAATCAAAGGACATCACTGACGATATTAGTAAATACCTTCTTGATGTAACTTTCACAGATAACCTTTCAGGAACTGTAGACGACGTGGCAATCTCATTAGAGGATAGGGGCCGTCTATGGGTCGGTGATTGGTATCCCGTGAAAGGATCATTGCTTGAAGTTGCTATTAATACCGTAGCATGGGAGAAATTAGGGGATGAACAATTTACGTTACCAATCGGAAAATTTGAAATTGATGAATTCGAAGGAAGTAGCCTCCCGGATGTAGTCAAAATTAAAGGTGTCGCTATTATCGGTAGCACTGACTTGCGGGAGAAAAAGAAAGATAAATCGTGGAAAGATACAACCCTTAAAGCGATTGCTACTGAGAAAGCAAGCGATAATAAATTAAAATTGTTATGGGATGCAGATTTTGACCCACCGCTGAAAGATGCATCTCAAAGTGCTGAATCAGACCTCGCATTCTTGCAGAAATTATGCAATGATGCGGGGTTTTCTCTTAAGGTATCCACCGAGCAGTTGATTATATTCGATGATTATAAGTATGAAAGCGTGAAGCCTAAGGTCATAATTCGTAGACCAGGCGGCAAATATCAACCTGTACAAACGCAAGAAGGCGAACAACCGCCTTTGATTATTACTAGAGCTTTATCTTATTCGTACAAAAGTAAAACTCGTGAAGTATATCGAGCATGTCATGTGAAATATACAGATAAGGATAAGAAATCTGTTATCGAGGATACATTCGAAGACCCAGACCGTAAGGGGCACACATACCTTGCCGTGTTGGAAGTTAATGAGCAGGTAAAAGACAAGGCCGAGGCTACTAGACTTGCTAAGAAGAAGCTCAGGGAAGCTAATAAAGAAGCTGACACTATGTCATTCAGTTTTCCAGGCAATCCTCTTATTATGGCATCGGTTACCGTTAAGCTTGAAGGATTTGGGGTGTTCGATGGTAATTATTTAATTACGAAAGCAACGCATACATTAGGGGCCAATTATTCAACGTCGATTGATGTAAGGAGGTGTTTAAATGGCTACTGATATATTATCTGCATTAGCAGATATGATATTCATTGGAAATGTTTCAAGTACAATTCCCGAAGAAGGAAAAGCCGTTGTTACACGCCTTGATAGAGAAGGTGTTGTAACGGCGCCATTATCTGTCATTAATCGAGGTGCAGCACACGATAAGGACTATTGGATGCCTGCTATTGACGACCAGGTATTATGCATTATGCTACCAAACCGGTCTGGTCGTGGCTTTTCTGATGGATTCATTATTGGCACATTCTTTAGTAGTGCAGATCCAACTCCAGGTGGTGCAGATAATGGTAAACGTGTGCTCACTGTTCCTGGAGATATGACGCTTAATGTTGGCGGTACTTTATCAATCAATGCAAGTGGTGGCGATGTAGTGGTTAATGGTATTTCCTTAGTTCATCATGTTCATGGCGGTGTAGTGTCCGGCGGTTCTACAACATCAGGACCAGAATAGGAGGTATAGATGTATATCGGTTATTTGGCGGATATAGTGTTCTATACCGCATTAGATAATGTTTTTACTGTATCTGATGTAACGCGTTCAGGTAGTGCTAGGTGGGAGAAGCACAATCTGATGTTAGAAAAGCCGGTTAAACAATTTAGTGGGCCGGACGTAGAACAGATTACCTGTAAGATTCTTATTTCTGCATCGCTTGGACAATCTCCGGATAGTACTGTTAAGAAGTTGCGAAAGTATCGTGATACAGGGGCCGTATTGCCGTTTATTATCGGCGGTAAGCCTGTTAGTCAAAACTACTTTGTAATCATGTCTATGAGTGAAGATAATCTATTCACAGATGCCTACGGTAAGACACAATCCATTGAGGTATCTCTAACTCTTGAAGAATATCCGGACAAGAACACCGTAGAGGAAAAATCTCTTCTTAATAAATATGGTAATACATTTAATCAGGTTAATACGATATTACGGAGGTTCTAGTCATGTCAGCAACGTATGAAATTAAACCTGTTACGGACAATAGGATATCGCTAGCACCTGAAAGTGAAGTTGCCGAGATTTTGCAGAATGTGCAAACGATTATTTCTACTGTTCGTGGGAGTGTGCCACTAGATAGGGAGTTTGGCATTGATGGTCGCATTATTGATATGCCTATCCATCAAGCACAAGCGCATCTATCTAATGACATATTCCAACAAATTAAACGGTACGAACCACGTGCCAAAATTAGTGATATATCATTTACCGCCACACACACTGGGGCGTTGATTCCGAAAGTGATGGTGACTGTATGAGATTATCTGACTTACCTAATGTTGAGTTCTTTAATACTGATAAAGAATTCGTTCAACAAAAGATATTTGATATTTACACAACAATAACAGGGCGAACCTTGGGAGAGGGCGACCCTGTTACTTTATTTTTAAATGTAATTTCGGAAATTATTATCCGATTATTGAATGATGCAAATTATGCAGCTAAACAAAATCTATTAGCCTATGCGGAGGGTGATAACTTGGATCATGTTGGAGCGGTCCCTGCTGCCGTTGAGCGATTACAGGCGACAAAAGCTACCACAACGCTTCAGGCTACCTTGTCTGCAGTACGTACAAGCTCAGTTATTGTCCAAAAGGGGACTAGGGTATCTACTGGAGGTGGAGAATATTTTGCTACTGTTGAGGACTTAGTAATTTTACCTGGACAACTCAGCGGTTCCGTAAAAGCTGAGGCACAAATTGCCGGGGCGCGGGGCAATGGGTTTAAGCCAGGTGAGATAAGCACAATCATTGACCCTATAGCTTACGTGGATACGATGCACAATATAACTCTATCTGAAGGCGGGGCGGATATAGAGGATGACGAATCGTATCGCGAACGTATTCATGAGGCTCCAGAATCGTTCTCTGTAGCAGGCCCTGAAGGTGCCTATGAGTATTTTACAAAATCCGCATCACACCTTGTGGCAGATGTAGGTGTATCCTCTCCACATCCAGGAGAAGTTAATATCTATCCATTACTATCTGGCGGTGGTATTCCAGGGCAAGAATTACTTAAGACTATTACGGATTATTTGTCTGATAAGAAACGTAGACCGTTAACAGATAAGCTAACTGTATTAGCCCCTACTACTACGCAATATAACATCGATGCTAAGTACTATATTGAAAAAGGCGCCGATGCCACAGTGGTAAAAGCTAAGGCAGATAAAGCCGTCAATGACTATGTAATTTGGCAAAAATCTAAAATAGGCCGTGATATAGTGCCTAGCCGATTGGTACAAATGCTCATGGAGGTATCTGGAATTAAACGCGTTGAAGTGACTGCCCCTGTATTTACTCCGATTGCAGAACAAAACGGCGTGGCAGTAGCCAATACAATCGCAGTAGTGCTTGCAGGAAGCGAGGAAGAATGATACGGGATAGTAAGTATACCAGCTCAGAACATCTTCCCTCCTCAATCGATAAGGAGCCAATAAAAGCCCTTGCTAAAACGTGGGATGATGCGCTAGCCGAATTCATGAACACGAATACATTGCTATTGTGGTCATCCGTTGATACTGTATCAGAGAGTGTCATGGATCATTTAGCGTATCAATTACATGTAGATGATTACGATAGCGGATTACCAATAGCAACTAAGCGTGAATTAGTGAAGAATTCAATTGATATTCACCGCCATAAAGGCACACCATACGCAGTCGAAAAGTCTGTACAGACTATATATTCTGATTCGAAAATAGCAGAATGGTTCGAGTATGGTGGGAAGCCTTATTATTTCAAAGTTACGCTCATTACAGCACCATTAACAGGCAAATCGGATATTGATAAGCTTATACGCTCTATCAATGCCGCCAAGAATGTAAGATCCTGGTTAGAAGGTATTGAATTCATTCGCCGAATTAACTTCAATAAATATTTCGCCGGGTGGTGCGGTGTGTCTAAGAAAGTGAATATCAAGTGTGACTTTACGAATGCATGGCGCATTAATTTGAATGCCCATGTAACGTCTTACACAGTTGAATCAAAGAAAACGAAGATTAATGTAGCGCTAGATAATAGCGTTAGATAGGAGGAATATATGGCAGAATGGTCAAATGCAACCATGACTGATGTTGGTGCTGCTTTGCAAGCAAAGGTAAATGCAGGCAAGACTAAACTGACATTCACGAAAATCAAAGTCGGTAGTGGTGTTAATGCAGCGAATCCATTGGTATTAACTGATGTAATCTCCTCTAAATGGGAGACTACTAATTTTGTAGTTAAGCTAGAAGGTAAAATTGTAAGCGTTGATACAGTTATAACTAATACTGGCGTACATGAAGCATTCCGAATGTCTGAAATTGGGTTATTTGCACAAGATCCTGATAAAGGCGAAATATTGTATGCATACCTTACGGACCCTGAACCGGACAGAATGCCGGCAGAAAGTGGCTCGGTAGTTGTATCTCAAGAATTAACCATCGGAATGGTATTTAGTAATACAGGAAATGTATCGCTAACTGTTAATATGGGGGCCTTGGTAACACGTGAGCAGTTAACAGAAGTAGTTAGCCAACATAACACAGATATTTCATCTCATCCAGCGATTACGGCTATGATTGCCAAAATCCTTGGTGCAACTAACTGGCAAGAAAATCCAGTTGCTACATTGAAGGATATAAAAAATCTCCTTGGGATGGGAGGTATTGTTGCGTCTAAACTTGATGCTAACGCTGGCTTTGTTAAATTTGCCAACAATTTCACTATCCAGTGGGGACGAGATAACTATGATTCTGATGAGAATAGTCATTGGGTTACATTCCCAATAGCATTTAAAACGTGCTAT